ATGGGTGTTAGGAACTCTCATGACAATGCTATTCCTTTATGTCCTGAGCATCACAGGGGTAACACTGGGTATCACGGTTTAGGCCGTAAGGCATTTGAAAAGCGATATTCTGTTACCGAATGGGAACTTAAAGACAAGCTGGAGCAAATATTAAATGAAGAAAACTAAAGCCGAAAAGAAAATGAGCAAGGTCTATAACGAGTTCAAAGCTGGAACTCTGCATTCAGGCAAGGGCGGCAAGGTAGTTACTTCTAAGAAACAGGCCACTGCAATCATGTTATCGGAAGGCCGTAAGGCTGCTAAGGGGAAGAAATGAAAGCTGGACTCTATGCCAATATTCACGCCAAGCGTAAGCGTATAGCTGAGGGTTCTGGCGAGAAGATGCGGAAGCCGGGGACTAAAGGTGCTCCGACAAAGGATGCGTTTAAGCAAGCCGCTAAGACTGCCAAGCCGAGGAAGAAATGATTAAGCGCGGTAAAGAGGAGTTTGCTGGCTATAACAAGCCTAAGAAAACTCCAAGCCACCCGACTAAAAGTCATGCTGTTTTAGCCAAAGAAGGCGATCAAGTAAAGCTCATCAGATTCGGTCAGCAGGGCGTTTCTGGCTCTCCTGCTAAGCAAGGTGAGTCTGAGGCCGATAAAGCCCGTAGGAAGTCATTTAAAGCCCGTCATGCGGACAATATCGCTAAAGGAAAGATGTCGGCAGCGTATTGGGCAGATAAGGTTAAGTGGTGAGATATACGTACGGTCTAAAAAATATTACATTAAAGTATTTAGAAGATAAGAATGACGTATTAATCGGGTCTTTTTGCTCATTTGCAGACAACATCACTATATTTCTTGGTGGAAATCATAGAACTGACTGGATAACTACATATCCATTTGGGCATATCCATCAAGATGAGTTTCCTTGGCATGGAGAAGGACATCCAGCTACTAAAGGTGGCGTAGTTATTGGAAATGATGTCTGGGTAGGGTCAGGAGCAACGATAATGTCTGGAGTTACTATTGGGGATGGTGCTGTTATTGGCGCTAATTCTTTGGTAGTAAAGGATGTTCCTCCGTATGCAATAGTTGGAGGTAATCCAGCTAAAGTGTTAAAAATGAGGTTTACGGATGAGCAGATAGCAAAGTTGCTTGAAATACAATGGTGGCATTTGCCTGATGAAAAAATAAAAGAATTAATACCGTATCTTTGTTCTGGGAATATAGATGGATTTTTCGACGCTGAATCTAGGATCAGGTAAGGACTGGCGGGAAGATTGTTTCAATGCGGATATATTGCAGCGCACAAATCCAGATTGGATTGTGGACATCTCAAAAGTAAACTTTGGAGAGATTGTAGGCACAAGGTTCGGTAGTGTGCAAATAAAGCCTTGTATGTTCTCTAAGATTATTGCTAACGATGTTCTGGAGCATATTCCAGACTTAGTTAAGGCGATGACTAATTGCAAGAATCTGCTAAAGCCGGGTGGAGAGTTCCATATTCATGTGCCGTATGATTTAAGTTTGGGCGCATGGCAGGATCCGACTCATGTACGGGCATTTAATGAGAATAGTTTCCTGTACTACACAGACTGGCATTGGTATTTAGGTTGGGAAGATCGCTTTCACCAGAAAGAAATGGCATTTAATCTTTCTAAGCTAGGCCAGCAGATGATGGATGCTAACGTGCCTGATGAGGAAATAATCAGGACTCCTAGGGCAGTAGATTCGTTAAGGGTAATTCTGTGCAAGCAATCGTAATAGCTACGGTAAATAGTCCATCTGTTTATGTTCTTCTGGAGTCACTTAAACAATATGCAGGAGACATACCGATATACCTTAGCGGCAATAATCTGGGACTCTGGGCAAGAACCAAAGATTACGGAAACATTATCTTCAGGCCAAATAACGCTACCAATTTCGGGGATGCGTATAATGACATTATCGATTATGCGTTTACCAAACATGATTCATTGATTGTATGCAACGACGATGTGGTATTTACTCCTGATACCTACCAAAAGTTAAAGAAAGACTATGAGTTTCTGACTGTTGATAGGGAATACAAATTAGGATGGTTGGGAGCTAGATCGGATTATGTGCTTTATCATCAAAATATAAGATTTCCTGAGAAGAATGATAGATTTGAAAACTTAAAATATGCCAGCGAAAACAATATTAAGGAAGTAGACGTAATTGCTCCTATTTGCGCTGTAGTAACAAAGGAAGCATGGAACGTAGCTAAATTTCCTAGCATTAATTGGTTTTCAGATAATATAATCTGTATGGACATGAGTAAGGCAGGATTTAAGCACTTTGTAAGTACAGCGTATGTACATCATGCGGGTAGTCAGACGGTAGGGATGGACTACGAGAAGTGCTTAGAGGAGCCTAAAGCGTGGTTAAAGGCTAACAGGCCAGATATGTACGAGTATTTTTACGCATGACATCCAAAGGATAGTGCAAGTGCAGATAAAAACAGTTACGGTAGATAAACTAATCCCCTATGTCAGAAATAGCAGGACCCATTCTGACGCGCAAATAGCCCAGATCGCGGCGAGTATTAAGGAATTTGGCTGGACTAATCCTATATTGGTGGATGCCGAGAATGGGATTATTGCAGGTCATGGGCGGCTAATGGCTGCAAGAAAGCTAGGTTACAAGGACGTTCCGGTAATCGAGTTAAAGGACATGACTGAGACTCAGAAGCGGGCTTATGTCATTGCAGATAATCAACTAGCGTTAAATGCAGGATGGGACTTTAGCCTGTTATCGTTAGAAGTTGCAGATTTGAAAGATAATGACTTTGATCTGGACTTGTTAGGATTTGACCCGAAAGAGCTAGAAAAGCTGCTAGAACCGGAAGAAGTAGAAGGATTAACGGATGAAGATGAGGTTCCTGAAGTACCGGTAGAGCCAAAGACTAAGTTAGGAGATATTTATCAACTTGGCAATCATCGGTTAATGTGTGGAGATAGTACGAGTATTGACGCGGTAGAAAAGCTGATGGATGGTCAGAAAGCCGATATGGTGTTTACTGATCCTCCTTATGGAGTTGATTATAAAGGCATCAATAATGATGACCGCGGTGGACTTGAAGAATTGCTCCGCGGGGCTTTTGGAAATTATTTTGCAACATCAAAATCAGGGGCTGCTTGTTATGTGTTTCATTCAGACAAGTGTGCTGATATATTTCATCAAGTATTTAGAGAGTTCTTTCATTTCAGCAGCATGATAATTTGGGCTAAGAATAGCTTGACGCTATCCAGAACAGATTATCAAAGCCAGCATGAACCTTGTCTTTATGGATGGATGAAAGACGGTAAGCATTCATTTTTTGGTGATAGGAAGCAAGTTAGCGTTTGGAAGTTCGACAAAGAAAGAGTAGAAGGGCATACTACTCCAAAGCCTGTTGCATTAATAGAAAGAGCTTTACAAAATTCTAGTAAAGGTGGAGATATAGTTTCTGATTTCTTTGGTGGCTCTGGAAGCACAATGATTGCTTGTGAGAAACTAGGAAGATCATCAAGGCTTATGGAGCTTGACCCTAAATACTGTGATGTAATATTAAAAAGATGGGAAGATTTCACAGGTAAGAAAGCTGTATTGTTGTCAAATGATTAACATTTACCCTCAATAAAATGGTAGAGCATATTCCTAGCGATGAAAACAAGCGATTAGTCGAAACATCGGCTGGTCTTGGCTTACCTCATGAGCAAATAGGGGCGTTAATCGGAATTGACGATAAGACGCTGAGAAAGCATTACAGGGAGCAACTAGACTTAGGGAAGGCTAAGGCAAGCGCACAGATAGCTAAGACGCTGTTTAACAAGGCTCAAAGCGGGGACACGACTGCATTGATCTGGTGGACTAAGGCTCAGATGCGATGGGCTGAGACACAGAAGCAGGAGATTACCGGGGCTGATGGCTCTCCTATTGTTGTCTCATGGAAAAAATAACGGATGAAGGTAGTAGAGATAGAGTACGCTCCGAGAGAGCAGCAGATTGCCATTCACAATGCTATAGATGCCAGCAGATTTACGGTGGTCGTTGCTCATCGAAGGATGGGAAAGACTGTAAGTGCTATCAATCACCTAATCAAAGCAGCGATAGAGTGCGAAAAGCCAAACCCTCGCTTTGCCTACATTGCTCCAACATACGGACAAGCTAAACGAGTTGCGTGGGATTATCTCCAAGAATATACGAGGCCACTAGGGGCTACATACAATGTATCTGAGTTACGCGCTGATTTTTGGGGGCGTAGGATTAGTCTTTATGGGTCTGACAATCCTGATAGCTTGCGGGGTCAGTATTTTGACGGAGTGGTCATTGACGAGGTTGGCGACCAGAACCCTAAGATTTGGAACGAGATCGTCCGTCCAGCTTTGGCAGATCGTCTTGGGTGGGCTTTGTTCATTGGGACTCCTAAAGGCAATAACCATTTCTATGAGTTAAGAAATAGGGCAGCAGATGAGCCTGATTGGAAGCTATTGGAGTTCAGAGCATCGGAGACTGGTGTGTTGCCAGCAGCAGAACTCAAGGCTGCACTCAAGGAAATGGGGCAGGACAAGTATGACCAAGAATTCGAGTGTTCATTTAACGCGGCGGTTGAGGGGTCTTACTATGGTCAGATTATCAATAGTCTGGAGGCTGATGGTCGTATTACCGACTTTCCTCGTGATGACCTGTGTAAGTCTTTTGTTGCTTGGGATCTTGGAATGGGTGATTCAACTGCTATCTGGGTTGCACAGGTGGCTGGAAAAGAAGTTAGAGTTTTGGACTGCATAGAGAATCACGGGGTTGGCCTAGACTGGTATGTCTCATGGTTGCGTGAGAATAACTATCAGCACTTTGACCAGATATTGCCTCATGACGTAGAGGTAAGGGAATTAGGTACAGGAAAGAGCCGCAAAGAGGTCTTACAAGAGGCTGGACTGAACATTACGGTATGTCCTAGGTTATCGGTGGCTGATGGGATTCAGGCGGTCAGAAGGCTGCTTCCTCGGTGCTGGTTTCATACTCGGACTAGGAACGGTATTAACGCGCTGCGTAACTATCGTCGGGAATATGATGAGAAGCGTCAGGTGTTCTATGACAAGCCAATGCACGATTGGTCTAGCCATTTCTCTGACGCAATGAGATACCTAGCAATAGGACTTGACGAGTCGGATAGTTCATGGCAATCAAAGTTGCCAATTTCGACAAAATGGGTTGTATAATGAGCAAAATTTCCCATAGGGGCTGTTATGCTCGATTCAGGCACAATCAAGGGCATCCTTGAGAATGAAATAGATAACTCGCTTGGTTACATTGATTCTGAGACAGTAGAGGATCGTAAACGAGCGTTAGAGTATTACTTGCGCCAACCTTACGGTAATGAGGTTGAAGGACGCAGCCAGATTGTCACCGGAGAAGTCGCAGAGGCTATCGATGGTGCGCTTCCCCAGCTTATCCGAGTCTTTACCACGACTGAGGATATTGTCTACTTTGAGCCTAAGAGTCCCGGCGACGAAGAATCCGCTAAACAGGCTACAGACTATTGCAATTGGGTCTTTTATCGAGAGAACGAAGGGCTATTGATCCTGCACAACTGGTTCAAGGATGCTCTGTTGCAGAAGGTCGGCGTTGTTAAGTCTTATTGGGATGAGCGTGTAGACGTTACCAAGGAAGAATACGAGAACCTGAGTGAGGATGAACTTGCTCTATTGCTATCGGATCAATCGATAGAGGTTGTCAAGCAGGAAGTTGAGTACGAAGAAGTAGTCGATATGCTTGGGAATGTAATGCAGATTCCTAAGTACGAGGTTTATGTCCAGCGTAAGAAAGAGTACGGCTGCGTCAAGATTGAGAACGTCCCGCCTGAAGAATTCCTGATCTCCAAGTCAGCTAAAGACATTGAGACTGCTCAGTTTGTGGCTCATCGTCGCCTAATGCCTCGTAGCGATTTGATAGCACTTGGCTATGACAAGGAGATGGTTGATAGCCTTCCTACTTATAACGACCTAGAGTTCTCAGACGAGCGTGTATCTCGGTTCTCTAATGGTGAGCAGCCTGATGACAATATCAGCCTTGACCAGTCCATGCAGACGGTTGAGGTATACGAGTGCTATATCCGGATAGATGAGGATGAAGATGGCATTGCAGAGCTACGTCGGATTGTCTATTGCGGCTCGGAAATCCTTGATGACGAGGAATGTGACTACATCCCGTTCCACAGTATTTGCCCGATTCCTGTCCCTCATAAGTTCTTTGGTCAGTCACTGGCTGATCGTACGATGGATATTCAGCTAGAGAAATCGACGATTACCCGTCAGTCTCTAGACAATATGTACTTGACGAACAATGCTCGTATTGGGGCGGTTGATGGTCAGGTGAATCTGGATGACCTGTTGAACGCTACGCCGGGTGGGATTATCCGTCTGAAGTCTCCGAATGCTTTGGTTCCGCTAACGGTACAGAGCACGTTCGGTCAGGCGCTCCCAATGATGGAGTATTTAGATCAGGTTCAGGCCAAGCGTACAGGTGTGAATGACGCGCAACAAGGTCTTGACCCAGATGTGTTGTCTAATGTTACGGCTGCTGCTGTAGCTGCGATGATGAAGTCTAACTCTGGCAAG